AATGACCCGGAAGTAAGAATGATTACAATAATGGGTTCATCTCAATGGGGCAAAACTGAGATGATGAATAATATTATTGGATATAAGATTGATGTTGATCCTTGCTCTGTTATGGTAATGCAACCGACAGAGAAGGATGCACGTGATTACGTACAATTCAAACTCGAATCAATGCTAAACGATACGCCTGTGTTGCGGGCTAAGGTTGCCACAAAAAAAAGCAGAAATTCAGAGAATACTATATTCAGGAAAAAGTTTGTCGGTGGTTATATTATAATCGTATCAGGAAATTCACCTTCTGCGACTCGTTCACGTTCTGCTAAGTTGACAATCGCTGATGACATTGATGCTATTCCGATATTATTCCAGCGTGAAGGTGATCCGATATTGCGCTTGATTAAACGCTCGACCACATATCCTGATCATTTGAATATCAACATATCCACGCCTACAAGAGCGGGTGAAAGCAGAATTGAGACTCTTTATAATCAATCGAACATGCAGAGGTATTTTATTGACTGTCCGCATTGCGGGCATAGTCAGACAATGGTTGAAGAAAATTTATATTGGCAAAAAGATGTTGATATGTTTGGAAAGGTTATAGCTCATTATCCTGAAACAGCTGCATATCGATGCGTAAAGTGTAGTTGCTTAATTACTGAAGCTGAAAGAATTGAAGCATTATTAAAAGGAAAATGGATTGCCGAGCATCCTTACATAAAGCATCATGTCGGATTCTTCCTTAACGAATTATCATCATCACTTTCAACAATGGAAAAGGTAGTTAGACAGATAATTGATTCCGGGCTTGATATTATTAACGGGCAATTTGATTTTACAAATGCTCATGAGGAAAAAGTTGAAGCACTATTCAACACAACATTCGGGCGCACTTATCAGCCGGTGCGTGGAGAAACTATTGAAGCAATTGATATTATGGACCGTGTTGAAAATTATGTTGATGAGCAAAATAAATTAATTCCAAATGAAGTGTTATTGATTACAGCTGCCGTTGATGTTCAGGGCGGTATGCACGGGGAAGATCAGAGGCTTGAACTTAATGTCTTTGGTTGGGGCGATAAAGAAGAAACATGGTTATTATATCGAACTAAGATTGCAGGCAATGTAAGAGATTTAACGAGTGACAGTGCGGTCTGGAGAACGGTCGATAAATATTGGGATTTGAAATGGAAGCGTAAAGACGGCATTGAATTAAGTATTTCAATTAAGGTTATTGATTCGGGATTTGAAACGCAAGTAGTATATGATTATACTGCCGGTAGAATGCGTGAAGGTCTTTACGCAATTAAGGGTGCGACAAAGTATGGTGCTGATTTATTGCCGAGAAAACTATCTCCGGTAAATAAAGGCAAAACTATGCTGCTTGTAATCGGTACTCAGTTGGCTAAGCATGAATTATTTTCACGATTAAAAAAGATTACAGCACCCGGACCAAGATATATTCACTTTCCTAAGATTTATTGCGATGCTGATTATTTCAAACAGCTCGCCGCAGAGCAGGCAGTGAGAAAGTATGTTGGTTTACATGAATTTATTGTTTATGAAAAGAGAAAAAAAAGTGATGCAAACGAAGCGATTGACTTGCTCGTTTACAATTATGCTGCAATGAAATTGCTTAATCCGAACTGGCAAAAGTTAAAACAGAACCTTGACAAGAAAGCTATTGAACTTAATCCAAGTTTGTTTGAGACAAATGAATTACCAAAAGAAAGAAAAATAATAAAGAAAAAAAATTTCGTAACAAACTGGTGAACCAATGAGAATAGACATTAAAGAATATGTCGAAGAAAAACTATTGCGGGACTCAGCTTTAATGCGGATGTCACCCACTGAGTACATACATTTTCTTGTTGAAAATGTTGAAATAAAACCGGCTCCTAAAACAATTATTGAACAGGAAACCGTGATTCTTAAAAGGGAAAAAGAGAAAATCAAACAAATAACAAATTTTGTGAAAAAATGGTGAGTTATGAAACTAACAAATAAACAAAAATATCACGACAAAAAATATAGTGAATATAAACGATATAAGACTGTTGATGATATTACTATTCCGGTTGCATACCGTGATTCAGATGAATTTTTGCGAATCAAAATAAAAGCAAATAAATCAAGGGTTGGATCATATAACGAACATTATTTTGCGAGTGAAGCAAAAAAATTATTCGATTGGTTTAGTAATAATTTGCCTTCGGGTTTATATGCAATATTACTTAAACTGATGAACGAGAAGGAAAAAAGAAAAGCAAAATGGCTAAAAGAAAGAATTAGATTCAAAAACAAAAAGTAAAACCAATTTCTATCTCACAAAAACAACTACACTAATACTACACTAATACTGCAGTGTGCTGCGCTTTATGTTAATTTAGTTTAGCACCGGAATAATTAGGAATCAATGCATGAATGAACCAAAGACAATTATTGCCGGCGCTTATTATACTTGGACAGAAACTAATTCAACTTATCCTGCTGATGATGGTTATGTATTGAATTATATCTTTGTCAACGATTCAGCTAAATACACTGCAACATCATCAGCAAGCGGAAGTGACCACGTTGTAATATTGAATTCCGAAACAACTGCAACCTTTATTCCGGGTAATTATAAGTGGTATTGTTATGCGGAGAAAACAACTGAAAAATATATAGTCGCTTCTGGTAATATTGAAATCAAACCTAATCTATTCGAAGTATCAGCTTATGATATGCGCACTCATGCACGCAGAACTCTTGATGCAATTGAGGCAACAATTGAGAGACGTGCTACTAAAGAACAATCATCAATTTCAATTGCGGGGAAAACTCTTTCTAATATGTCCTTAGAAGAATTGATTAAAGCTCGTGCGCTATACAAGGAATTTGTAAAACAAGAGGAAGCTGAAGAAAAGATTAATCAGGGTCTGAACGGTGGGAAAAATATATTAGTGAGATTCTAATGTTTAGAATGTTAACAAACTTTATTGGTAAACTCAAAAGTAAATTTAGCAAACGCTCTTTTGTTGGAGCTGGTTCCTCGAGATTTACATCCGATTGGATAACGATGAATCAGACTGCTGATAAAGAGATACGCAGCAGCATTGTAACCTTACGTAATCGAGCTCGTGACTTAGTTAATAATAATGATTATGCAAGCAAATATGTTAAGTTGTGTGAACAGAATATTGTCGGCAGTGATGGATTTGTCTTGCAATCAAAAGCACAAGATTCAGACGGTGCTTTCGATGTCGTTGCTAATAAGATTATTGAAAGTGCTTACTATGATTGGTCCACTACATGCGCAAGTGTTAATGGACGTTATACATTTAGACAGTTACAATTGCTGGGTATTCGTCATCTTGTTACTGATGGAGAGTGTTTTTTCAGAATTATAAAAAACAAAAATCAGAACAAATATGGTTTTGCTTTACAAATTATTGAACCTGATTTAGTTGATGAACGAAAAAATGAAAAATTGAAAAACGGAAATTATGTAAACATGGGCGTTGAAATTAATTCCGTAAGAAAACCAGTTGCATATTACATAAAGACTGTTGATGTGCTTAATGGTAGTAATATTAAAACGTTGCGATATCCGGCAGAACAAATCATTCATATATTCAATCCGTATCGGGCTGATCAGACACGTGGCGTTTCTTGGTTTTCTCAATCAATGTTGCGCTTAAGGATGTTAAGCGGTTATGAAGAGGCAGCATTGATTAATGCACGTGCATCGGCTGCTAAGATGGGATTTTTTAAATCAAGTTACGGCGCTGAATATGCGGGTAACACTGTTGATAATAATGGTAATATTATAACTAATGCTGAGCCGGGCAGTTTCGAAATGCTTCCTATCGGTGTTGATTTCGTTCCTTATGATCCGAAGTATCCGAGCGATATGCACGATTCTTATGTTAAGTCAATTTTGCGAGCAATTGCAAGCGGGCTTGGAGTTTCTTATAACACTTTAGCTAATGATCTTGAAGGTGTTAATTATAGTTCTATCAGAGCGGGCTTAATTGATGAAAGAGAAAATTGGAAACAACTTCAAGCATTGTTTATTGAACAATTTCTTGAACCAATTTATGAACAATGGCTTGATATGGCTTTCTTAACAGGCAACATGCAATTTCTGCCTTATTCGAAGATTGATAAATTCAAACAACATGTATGGATCGGAAGACGCTGGGCTTGGGTTGACCCAAGTAGAGATATTGAAGCGGCAAAAATTGCAATTGAGAATAATCTTAAAACACGTCAGCAGATTATCGCTGAACAAGGCGGCGATATTTATGAAATATTCGAACAACTAAAACTCGAAAAAGAATTATTAAAAAAATATAATCTTGATAAAAGTGGGGAGGAATAAATGGAAGAGTTTAACAATAAGAAAATGTTCCGACAAATCGAAATTAATAATGAAAATCTAAATGAAGATGAAAGGACATTGGTTTTATCTGCATCATCGGAGAATCCGGTACAACAGTATTTTGGTTTTGAAATATTAGAGCATTCTCAGACGGCTGTGAGTTTTCAAAGATTAAAAGCAGGAGTGCCGGTTTGCTGGAACCACAATACTGATATTGTTATTGGGGTTGTGGTTGATTCTTGGATTGATGCTGAGCAAAGAAAATTATATGTCCGGGTGCGATTCGCAAAGAATTCTAAAGCAAATGAAATATACAATGACATTCTTGATGGTATTATTCGCAATGTTTCTATTGGTTATAGCATCGACAAGATCGAACTGGAAAGCGATGTTGAAGGTGTGAAGACTTATAGAGTGAAGAGATGGACTCCGTATGAGGTAAGTATGGTTTCCGTTCCGGCTGATATTACCGTTGGGGTTGGCAGAAGTATGCAAGTTAATAACGATGAACAATATAAT